AATGGGTATCCCCTACCCGCCTGCAATCAAAAAGGCAATCGATGTTTTGCAGACGAAAGTCGGCAGAACCGAAGAAAAATCAACTGAAAACTCAAACAAGGAGGACTAACTTATGGCTATTTTAAGACCGGATTCTACATCCACACTTGGCGGCGTGACCGTCAAGGAGTATTTACTCACGAAGCATAATCCGAATCGCATTGATATGCCGAGTGTTTCTATGACCGGAAAAATTATCGGTGTGACCGTGCATAACACGGATTGGATTTCCGTAGCATCCGGCACAACGCCGGCGGAGCAATACACTCGTGCAACCGTCAACGGCAACATGAATGATGTTCGGGTGCACTACTATGTGGACAACACCTGTGCGTGGCAGAACTTGCCGCTGACGCTTTCCGGCTGGCACGCTGCGGACGGCTCCGGAAACGGCAATCGCAGAACAATCGCAATTGAGTGCATTATGAGTTCTGCCTATAACGATAGAGATAAAAAGTCAGAGGATAACTCTGCAAAACTGGCGGCAGCTTTACTGAAAAAGTACAACCTTGGCGTCGACCATCTCTATACCCATACGCATTGGCTGAATGTCCGTGACGGAAAATCTGGCAGCGTGGATTATCTGAATACAGCAAGGAATCCGTATAAGATGTGTCCGTTGTATATCTTGCCGCACTGGTCTGCTTTCAAGGCGAAGGTGCAGTCTTACATGAAATCAGGTACTTCTGTATCGACAAATCCGACAACAAAGCAACTTTACAGAGTTCGCAAGAGCTGGTCTGATGCAAAGTCCCAGATCGGTGCATTTGCTTCATTGGACAATGCAAAAAAGGCTTGTAAATCGGGATATTCTGTGTTTGACGGCAACGGCAATGTTGTCTATCCAACCAAAAAGTCCGTTGACGAAATTGCCGGTGAAGTCATTCAGGGTAAATGGGGAAACGGCACTGACCGTAAAAACAAGCTTACAAATGCCGGATATGATTACAATGCCGTGCAGAAGCGTGTGAATGAACTGATGAAATAATATGTCTCTGAGTAGTTTTTCGGAACTGCTCAGGGATTTTTTCTTTTAGGGGCTAATTTTCTGGAGCTTTTAGCGGACTGTATGGTAGGAGGTGCTGCTTGTGACAACAGAAGAAAAAAGAACCGTTGAGCTTTTGCGGCAAAACGGAAAAAGCAATGCAGAAATTGCAGAGCATTTGCATATATCGCCCAACACTATTAAGTCCTATCTGAAACGCAAGAAAAGAAGTGATAACTCTTGCCTGATGTGTGGCATTACCATTACACAGACACCGCATAGAAAGAAGAAAAAATTCTGCTCCGACCAATGTCGACAGAAATACTGGAGAAAGAATGCAGGAAGAACCAGTACAATGAAGGAAGTCATCTGCGCAGGATGTGGAAAGAAATTCTATGCCTATGAAAGCAAACAGCGTAAATTCTGCTCACTTCTCTGCTATCACGGAGGTATTGCGGATGAACAGTGAAAAATTACAAAAAATCAGCACCTATAAGGTCACACTTGCTGTTCTGAAAAAGTGGCGGAAAGACGGCATTATTTCGGAACATGAATTTCGTAAATGCGAGTTAAAAATTGCCGAAAAATTCGATATATCTTTGTGCAGTATATATCGTGAAACTGCTTGACTTTAGGTCGCTTCTGATTTAATATGTAACACTGAGGAGGGATACTATATGGCACGCACCATAAAAAAGGTCGAATTTCTGCCTAAAATGCCAAAACTGCTGAACGTTGCCGCTTATGCCAGAGTGTCCAGCGGCAAGGATGCCATGCTGCATTCTCTTTCCGCACAGGTAAGCTATTACAGTGAAAAAATTCAGAAACACACCGGATGGAAATATTGTGGTGTGTATGCAGATGAGGCAGCAACAGGTACGAAAGACAACAGAGAACAGTTTCAGAAACTTCTTGAAAAATGCCGTGCTGGCAGCGTGGACTTGATTCTTACGAAATCCATCAGCAGATTTGCACGAAATACCGTCACATTACTTGAAACTATACGTGAATTGAAAGATTTAGGTGTGGATGTTTATTTTGAAGAGCAGAATATTCACAGTCTTTCAGCAGACGGCGAACTGATGCTGACGATTCTTGCAAGCTATGCACAGGAAGAAAGCCGTTCAGCAAGCGAAAATCGCAAGTGGCAAATCCGAAAAGACTTTAAAGAAGGCAAAATCGGGAGCATTACAATTTTCGGGTATCGGAGAAATGCTGACGGTATTCTGGAAATTGAACCCACGGAAGCAGAAATCGTTAAGATGATTTTTTCGGACTATCTTTCCGGAATGGGCGGTCTGAAAATTGCAAAGAAACTGAACGAAATGGGTATCAGAACAGCACAAGGGAATCTCTGGACATCTCCAAGAATTAAGGAATTGCTGTCCAATGAAAAATATGTCGGCGATATGCTTTTACAGAAATATTTCCGCAATAATCATATCGAAAAGAGAAAAATGCAAAACAACGGTGAACTTCCCAAATATCTGGTAGAGGACGCACATGAAGCGATTATCGACCGTGATACATTCCAAAAAGTGCAGGAGTTGATTGCACAAAGACAGTCAAAATTTTCTCATACAGGTTCAAAAAACCGCTATCCATTATCGGGAATGATACAGTGCGGATGCTGTGGAAAAAATTATCAGCGAAAAGTGTTCAAGCAAGGTTCTGCTTGGATTTGTGCCACATTTGCAAGGCGTGGAAAAAAATACTGTCCTGCTGCAAAGCAGATACCTGAAAACATTCTGCAATCCGTTCTTTGCGAGGTTTTAGGGTTGGAGAAGTATGACGACGACGCAGTTCTGAAATATATTCGGCAAATTATTGTTCCCGAACCAAACGAACTGATTTTTATCTTTTATAATGGTAAACAGGTTCAGAAACATTGGGAAAATCCGTCACGTTCTGAAAGCTGGACGGAAGAAATGAAACAAAAAGCAAAGGAAAGGAGTTTACAATGGCACGAAAAATCACAATGATTCCGCAGACCATTAATCCGCAGACACGAACGGCAATGGATACGAGAACAAAACGAAAAGTAGCAGGTTACGCCCGTGTTTCAACGGATTATGAGGAACAGATTACTTCCTACGAGGCACAGGTTGATCATTACACAAATTACATTCAAAGTCGTGATGACTGGGAGTTTGTCAAGGTCTATACAGACGCAGGCATAAGTGCGACAAACACACGGCATCGTGAGGGTTTCAATCAAATGGTGGAAGATGCACTTGCCGGAAAAATCGACCTTATCATAACAAAGAGTGTGAGCCGTTTTGCACGAAATACCGTGGATTCTCTTACTACTGTACGTAAACTGAAAGAAAAAGGAATTGAGGTTTACTTTGAAAAAGAAGGTATTTATACGCTGGACTCTAAAGGAGAATTGCTCATTACGATAATGTCAAGCCTTGCACAGGAAGAATCACGCTCCATTTCCGAAAACGTTACATGGGGACAGAGAAAACGCTTTGCAGACGGTAAAGTCAGTCTGCCATACAGCCATTTTCTTGGCTACAAAAAGGGAGAGGACGGCTTGCCGGAAATTGTACCGGAAGAAGCTGAAATTGTCCGCTTTATCTACAGAAGCTACATGAACGGTCAGACATCTTACGCCATTGCAAAAACTTTGACAGAACGCCATATTCCAACTCCGGCAGGCAAGGAAAACTGGCGGCAGTCCACGATTGAGAGTATTCTGACAAATGAAAAATACAAGGGCAGTGCGCTTCTGCAAAAGAAATTCACAACGGATTTTTTAACTAAAAAGACCAAAATCAATGAAGGAGAAGTTCCGCAGTATTACATAGAGGAATCTCACGAACCAATAATTTCTCCGGAAGATTTTGAAGAAGTGCAGGCTGAATTTACAAGACGCAAGAAACTTGGCAGAAAATACAGCGGCAGTACGATGTTTTCTGCAAAACTGGTCTGCGGCGACTGCGGACACTTTTTCGGTTCAAAGGTCTGGCACTCAACCAGTAAATACCGCCGTGTAATTTGGCAATGCAACAACAAATTCAAGGGAGAGCATTTCTGTTCCACGCCGCATCTTTATGAGGATGAAATTAAAATACGGTTTATCTCCGCCTTTGCTGCATTTTTTCAGAACAGAGAAATGGTGCTGGAAACTTGCAGGATGCTGTTGGAGGATTTGTCCGATACTTCTGCTCTGGATACTAAAATAGAAATGCTGACCATGGAACTGAACGACATTGGTACTCTGATTCGTGAGCATATTCAGAAAAATGCGGAATCCGTACAAAATCAGGATTCTTACAACCTTCGCTACGATGAGCTGACAGAACAATACGAGAGAAAGAAAGGATTGCTCCAAAAAATGCAGCAGAAACGTATTGAGCACCAGAGTAGAATTGAATCAATGGCATCATTTCTGAGAACTCTTGAGAAAACCAACGAACCCATCGACTACTTTGATGACAGTATCTGGCGAACGACCATTGAGAAAGTAACCGTATTCCATGATGGCAGAATGGTTTTCCAGTTTGTTGACGGAACGGAGATTGAAGCATAAAGCAAGAAACCCACTATGGCATTAAGCTGTAGTGGGTGCTTTTTTTGCTTTTCACAAGAAAACGATAGGTGGGTGCATACTGGAAAACGATAACTGAAAAAGGGTGCATTTTTACTTTGGGAGGGTGCATTTTTTGCCCACAAGAAAACGATTACTTTTCTCAAAACGCCCCAAAGTGTGAAATCAAAGCGTATTTTTCACCGAAAATCTTAAATAAGAAAACGATAAAAGCCTGAAAACAACGAAGTTTTCAGGCTTTTTGACAATGAAAATGCACCCTTATTTTGTATCAAAATAAGGGTGCAGGTATGGTGGAGGCGACGAGAATTGAACTCGTGTCCGAAAACAAATCCACACAACTTTCTACGAGCGTAGTTTATCTACATTGATTCCCTTTCAAAACCGCCGGTAAACAGGCTGCTAAGAAAGGTAGTTCAAATCCGATCCTGCGGTGTGAACAGGCCGCCGGAACGTTCACCACTGCAATGATGCCGCAGCGTAGGCCGTGGTACTCCTACGGGCGACAGTAGCTGACTTAGGCAGCTACCTGCAGGCTCTTGTTAAAGCTTACAGAAAAGTTCTTTTTAGCGTTTAATTTTAAACGTGCCGCTGTTTAAAGAGATGCGACAATCTCTGCTCGCTTATCATGCTTCATCGTCCCCGTCGAAACCGTTACGCCCCCATTCTGCCAATCTTTACTGGTTGTGTTCCTTTACTGCACGACGAATTTGCCGCTGGGCATCTTGTTTTGCAGCCGTCTGCCGCTTATCATACAGTTTTTTGCCCTTACAGAGTCCCACCTGTACTTTCACGCGGGAATCCTTAAAATACAGCGAAAGCGGCACCAATGTCAGACCGTCCTGCTTCACCTTGCCGAACATGCGGTTGATCTCCTGACGATGCATCAGTAATTTCCGCACCCGCATAGGGTCTGTCCGGAACAGTCCGTCTTTCTCATAGGGTGTGATATGCATGCCTTTGATGAACAATTCTCCGTCAGAAATATCGCACCAAGCATCTTTCAGATTCACATGCCCCTGCCGGATAGACTTGACCTCGTTCCCCTGCAAAGAAATTCCTGCTTCATAGCGTTCCAGAATGAAATATTCATGCCGTGCCTGCCGGTTTTCGCAAATCTGCTTTGTTCCTTTCGTCTGCATGATATGACACTCCTTCCGCAAATGATGATATTTTCATTATAGCATAATTCTATCTATATGTCAAGCTTTTTTGAAAAAATCTTTGCAAGTCCATTCATTTCTGGTTTGATGTGAAAACTGCATGATCATCCCGATACCAATACTCCGGTCCGCCGGAAAATTGCAGCATTGCACACTTCGAAATGACTTGCTTCAGATACTCGATTTCATTTTTAGCAGCTTGATCCGAGATCACTTTCAGGATATTCACGGAACACCCGTCTGCCCAGCCGCTGTATTGCAAAAAGATATACACCGGTTTCTCATTCATGACAAGCACATACTCCCGAATCTGAGGATTTCGAATGTGCGGCACTACCATTCTTCCATATTCTTCTGCCAGTGCATTGCGAAATTTTTGATCTTGTTCCCAATCTTCCAGACGAACATTGATCCAATAAACCTGTTTCGCTCTATCGCCATGCACAGTATAGCGATCCAGATGCAAAGGAAATCCCTCATAACTGGTAAGCTCCAGCGACTGTAATCGACGCAGCGTGTCATCATCGATATAGAGAAACTGCAACGCACAGGGCAAAAAACGAGAACTCTTATATTCTTCATCATTGGTATCAGGAAAATCCGATCGTTTCATAACGATACCTCCCATTTTCGTTTCCATATCATTTCATAATCTTTTTCCCCAGTATCTTCATCTAATCCTTCGCATAAGATTTTAAAGCCTTCTCTTTGATAAAAACAGATTGCTCGCGTATTTTTCTGATATACATTTAAAGATAATCTGGCTTTTCTATCTTTTAAAGCCTTCAACAGTGCTTTGCCTATCCCCTGCGACTGCATTTCGCTGAAAACAAAAACACCCTCGATGTGTTCTCCGTTTATTCCGATAAAGCCTTGTATTTTTCGATTGCTTTCATATACGTAAACCTCTGTCTGCGACAGCATGCCTTTCACGAATCCAAAATGGTCTTTCCAGTATTTGGTGGAAATAAAATCATGTGCTTTCAAATTGGTATCCAGCCATATATCAGCAACTCTCGCAATATCTGATTTTTGAAG